TACGCCCACGCATAGATTGATTCAAGCTGTGCCTGAGTTAACTTCTGCAACAGGTTGTCTATTGGCGTACTGCTAATTTTTGCTGAATCATTGCCCGACAGCGCCCAGATTGATGGCCCTTCGTTCTCACCGCCACCGACCCAGACAAATGTATCCTGAGCGTTAATTAGAGAGTAGGGCGCATAAACACCCTTTTGAAGATACAAGCCAGTTCGTTGAAAAGGAAAATCTGTTCCTCCCACGTTTTGGAAAGCCTCAAAGGTTTGTGATCCACTGATGAACAACTGGTTCTTAAATACAATGGGCGCAACAGTTACATCTGGATCAGACTCAGCAGTACCAAAGTCCAGAGCGTTATAACTCAAGCCGTCATTAGGTGCAGAGCAGATAAACTTCTTGGTGTCAGTTGTGCAGACAAAGTAGGAGTCAACAAAGACCACAAACTGCGGGTTACCGTTAGCATCAAAGTCAGTGTCTGTAATCTGGGCAAACACATCGGTAACATGGTTGTAGATGTAGCCGTCACCGCCTGGCACTAACACCATCAACTGTGTGCCGTTGTCAGCCATCGATACTCGTTTAGTACCAGATACCGTCCCCAGACTTACCAAGCTGTAACTCGCGACACCTGCAACAACTGTTTCAACAATCTTGTAAAGCACATTGCCGTTGACAGCATAAGGGATGTTAGCCATCTCATGCATACCACGGTTCTGGTTATTGATCTCACCAGAGGATATCAACTCAACCAGCCCTGGTGTGCCAAACAGATTCTCAGGGCTAAGTGCAGGAGCCTCGCTGATGTTTGGATACCAGTTCAAGCACTCTTGTGCGCTCAGTGGCAAGGATGGGCTAGTGTAGAACCCATTGGTGATGGGTAGGGCTGGCATTAGAGAACACTCAACTGTACGTTCACTGCAATGACACTGTCTGTTGTTGACTCGTTTCTAACAAACACCTCAAGGTAATCGTTCTGATTTAACACAAGGTTTATAAAGGTAGCCAAGGCTCTAGGCGCACCAGCAGAGATTGTGTCGGTCATCTTGGTTGATATAACCGTTCCGTTCTTTGCAATAAACAACGATATTTTGTGATTGCTGCCGCTAGATGTATCAAGGGTTGCCAGTGCGTTAACAATATGCCGACTTGTTGCGCCAGTGTGCGTAATTCGTCCAGTAGTGGTTGCTGTAAAGCCTGTGGACACATCACCAACAACAAATGTTCCAGCAGCCTTTACTGGTGTGGCTGTTGAGGCAATCGTTGTGGCCGTTGCGTTACCAGTCATTGTGACCGTTGCAAAGCTCAACGTCTCTGTTGATGAGATGACAACCCGTGTACCCGTTGTTTCTACCGCAATGCCGTCACCGCCCTCGATGGACACAAATGTAGGACTGGCCGCACCACCGTTTTGCACGATTGGCTCACCAACCGAGTCAATAGTAAAGTTGTGCGCGATCTCAATTCCGTCCTCTGCGCTTAGGTTCAGTGATATGCCTGAGCCTTCCTCAAGGTTACGGATGTAGTTATTCACACCGGATATGTCAAGAACAGGCACACCAGTAACATCACCGACCTGTGCAATCGTGCCAGTCACGCCTAAACCATTAAGAAAATTGGCGTAGGTTATTTGGTAGTTGTAGCCGTTGTTAAAGAAGCCGAATGACGATCCCGCCAGAATGCTTGTCTGTACGACAAACTCAGACTGTCTTACACCATAACTGCGCTCAATCATTTGTTGATACCTCTAGTGCAATCGAGCCATTAACTTCTGTAAGGATTGTCGGTTCGCTCTCTGCGTAGAAGTGCAGACCGTTACCGAACTGATTGTCCTCGTTGCCAGAGCCAACAGGCAAAGTATTTGGTAGGCGAGTTGGAATGATGATCTGACCGAGATGACGCATTGCCTGCATACCCTCACGCGCAGTTAGGGCAAGCTCAGGCGTTACAACACCCCCGTAGTACGGAACAGACTGTATTGCCATGTTAGCAATAATTCCAGTCAGTGCGCCTGGAGGAACAGTAACCTCATCAGCAATATTGCTTACAGCAGTATACCCAAGGTTCACACCCTTAGCTGCCAGTGAGTTCATGTAATTGTTCATAGCAAAGATAAAATCCTGATACTCATCAGCCTCTAGCGGGGCCTCTGATGCCTGCACCAGAATCGATTGCAGTGATGCCTTAGCTACCTGAGCAACAGTCGCCATGATTATTCAAACCTTGGTTGAGCAGTCTTAGCCGCTTGTTTAAATGCCTTCGCAGTGGGCGCGCCAGCAGTGCCAGGCTTACGCATCTTCTCTTTCGAGCCTTCTTTAATTCGTTTGCGCTTTGCTGCAATGTTTGCGTATAAGCCTTTCATGTCACACCTCTGCTTTTGACTTAGGTCTGCCCTTCTTCTTCTCTGCTACTACTTCAGCTTTGTCTTCTTTTGGTTTCCAGCCCAGACTTGCAGCAACAGCATAGCTTGCTGTGTCTACAGTGACCTCTGTGCCGCTTGGCTTAATCCAGATGCTTGTACTCATGTCCATTTTACCTTTTGCGACCAGTAAGCCGCTGACATTTTGCCTTTGTCAATGTTAGCACGATGACGCGCCATGAAGGACTTTCTACGCGCTTTGTCTGCGTCAGATTCACCTTCTTTCTTTGGTGAACCACTTACGCCTTGTTGACCAAAGCGTATGGTCTTGACCTCATCACCACTTTTTGCCACAACAACGTGTGACTTTGTAGGATGGTTAGGAGTGCGTTTTGGTTTGTTGTAGCCCTCAACCCCAGCCTTTACAAGCCGAGTGTCTTTGGTGCTTTTTGGAGGTTTAGTAGCCATGAAGGATTAGGGGGGTCGAAACCCCCCTGCTCACTTATACGCCAAAGCCTTGACCGGCCATCATCGGGTTGAAACATGCGTAAGCAGGCAGAAGGTCGAAACGAATCTTCTGGCTGTTAGCATCACCTGATGAGTACTTGCTGATGCGTATGCTCATACCGTCAGAGGTAGTTGCAACAGTATCAGTCGAGTACAGTTTTGGCAGCTTAACCGTTCCCATGCCAAATGCTTGCTTGGCGTAGAACAGGTTAGGTTGGTAAAGAGTTGCTGTGGCAGACACGATTGTAATCACCGCGCCACTCTGAGGAGCAGCAGTTACAGTGTTGTACTGACCAGTTGCCTCATAGATTGCAGGGCCAGCAACTACCAGTGTGCCTTCGCCTGATGCACCCAAAGTTACGTCAGCAGTCACAACACCAGTCCACGCTACGTTAGAGCCTGTTGCACTGACCATTGCTTGACGGGTAGAGCAGTTCAGACGGTTCACGTTAGCAATGGTTACCAGTTCACCGGCCTTAACGACCATGTTTGCTTGAAACGCAGTAACAGCCAGAGACTGGGTCATTGTGTCTTTTGCGGTAACATAGGTTGCATCAGGAGCAGCACTCAGCGTACCGGCACGATCTGCACCAGAACTTGATGTGAAGCTCGCCATCGTTGTTGCAGACAATGCACGAAGACCACCGAAGTTGGTGCTGATCTGCGCATTCTCCCACGCTGTACGAATCAGGCTATCAACAGAGTTGAGACCTGACTGTGCGCTTGCCAGTGTTGCCACAGTGAAGGGGTTCATCAGGTAGTAACGCTCAGTGGATGGGTCGATACCAATGGCATCCATCGTTGCACCAGCGCCAGCAATGTCAGACCATGCGTCTACCGCAGTGCCGTGAGTACCATAACGCAGTGAGCTGTTTTTCAGCATAAAGGATGCGAAATCCAATTCAAGGTCAGTCACGATACGCCGAGCCATCGGAGCAAGGATGTCTTCGAGTTGGTCTAGTTGCAGAGCCTCTTCCACGTTGCCCCATTCGGTAGCAGCAGTGAAGTAGTTCTGTACAGTACCAGTTGCCTTACCAGCAATGATCTCGCTCTTGGTAGAGGAAGAGATGTCACCACCAGATGTACGGATGGTCTTGTAGTCATGGGGACGCTTGAAGTCCACAGTGCTACCAGATGACGGGTTGAACTTGTCAGCCAGAAGCTGAGTGTCAACAGTCTTTGTGATTACCCGTGAGTTCTCAAAAGCATCAAGGAACACACGGGCGACTTTACGGGTTACGTTACTATTTAAATTATTAGCCATTTCCTCACCTATTCAAATGTTGCCCCCTTCGGCCCTTTCGGTTTGACCTGTACGCCAGATGGCTGAGGTCTACGGATTGGATCAGGAGCGTTAGTAAACTTTGGTTTAAGGGCAGCAGCCTTCGACTTAATCTCGGTAGCAATCATGACCGCAGCTCTGGTTGGATGCATGTTCCGCAGACTGTCCAAAAGACCTATGTTCTGCGAAAGATACTTGGTGATCAGTGGGCCGTGATCATCCTCTAGGATGTACTGCACCAATGAATCCTCAATTCCAAACTGACCTACAATCGATCCCGCTGCCTGTAGTTCCTCGGCTTTGACTCCAAGGGTTTTAGCCCTCTGAGCGTAGCTTTGTACCTTCTCAACTAAAACCTCTTGCTGCTTTTGTGCTGCCTCCTGAGCCATCTGCGCCTGCTGGTTTTGCAGCATTTGCATACGAGCATCATAGGCAGCAGCGGATATTAGTGCCTGCTCTCTGTGCATGATCTGCCGCTTGTACTCTTCGTCTGAAAGAGCAAACGGGTCAGGCAGAGCCGGTACTTGTGGCCGCGACTGGGTTGCAGGACGCTGACTTTCATCTACAAGTTTTTGCAAGTGTTCGTTTTTTCGCTCCATCTCTCGGAGCATAAACGTCTTCTTGCCAATTTCTTTGTTAAAGATGCGTTGCTGCTCTCCAGTAAAGATAGGTTTATCGTGAGTCTCCTCACTATCCGTTGACGATTCGGAATCTTCCTCAACATCTTCTTCAATGTCGGGTTGATCTTCAGTTTCGTTAGTTTCAACTGGCTCCTGCTCTTGTTCGTCAGGAGAATCATCAAAATCATAGTCGACTGGTTGCGTCATAGTTTGCCCTTATAGGTGAGATGCCCAGAAAAGGTCTGGTGGCCTTTATATATCATTTCATATCTTAGCTAAAATTGTCAATAAGTGGCGAATTTCGCCAACTAATACTCCTCGTCCTCTTCTTTTGCTTCCCAAGCCTGACACACTCTCAGGTTATGGCAGACAAACTCAAACTTGGTGCAGTAGCCTCGACCACCGCCGTCCGCGTCATACTCATCTTCAGGCACTACTTCCATCATCTCCAGCTTCTCAGGAGAGTTGTTAAAGTATTCACAGTTGCCACACATCTGCCTTCGAGCCTCTGCTGGCTTTACGCTCCACGCCCTAGCCATCATGCGGTAGTAGTCAGTGTTGTCGCTGATTGTTTCCTCTGGGCCAAACTTCCAGTTCTCAATCACGTTGGCTCGATTCTCTCGGTTCGCCTTAGCAGTGAATGGCTCTTCCTGCTTGATAATAATGGTCATGCCTTCTAATGGGTTCACTTGTTATCTCCTGAATGGTGTCAGCGCACTGACCAGTTTCATCTCGTTGTCGATCTGCATACCCTGCACCTGTACGCTATCCTTGTTGATTCTAGCCCCAGCCTCCTGCGCCTTGATCTGTGTGTTCATGCGCTGAGTCTGTGCGTTGAATGTTTCCAGTTGCAGTGCGGCCTGATCAGCCTGATTACTGAGTTGCATCTTCTGCGCCTCAAGTTGAATCTTAGCGGTTTCCAGTTGCAGCCTTTGAACCTCAACCTGCGCCCTCATCTGCTCTGCTTGCGCCTTAGCCATCTCAGCCTGAGCCAGTACCATTGCTGGGTCTTGCTGCTGCTCCTGACCCTGTGCGCTCTGCTGTAGCTGTGCGATCTCTTCCTCAGTCATCTGGGACTGCGGTATCAGACCCTGTGACATCATCTGGAGACGCTTACGCTCACCGATCTGGGTAGCTGCACTCGTTGGGATGGCGTTGAGCAGGATGTCACCAGCCATGCCGATAATTGACGGATCGACCTTGGCAATCTCAATAATTGTCTCAATGGTTTCCTGCTGACGGTTGCGGAACGATGCGCCAGCTCGACAGGTAACACTGTACTGACCCTTTGTAAGATCGTTCAGGGTAATGATCTCACCTGTCTGGTTGTCAATGACTGGCTCGTTGAGAACCTGCATTTCTGTTGAGCCAT